GCCCACAGGCAGATGAGACAGATTCCAAGCGTCCATATGGTTCATCTCAATCACTTACTAAGCAAGTTTACGCTTTGTTTAATCAACGATTAAATGAAGAAATTAAGAAACAGCAAGACAAATATCCTATCCGTGTCCACTATTCTCTTTGATAGGCAGATAAATGACAACTAGAAAATACTCATCCAGAGCACAACAAACTACACTAAGTAGTGGCATCAATGCTACTGCTACAACTATGACAGTAGGTAATGGTGCTAACCTTATGGGTGGTAAGACACCCGCAGTAGGTGAAACTTATACTGTTGTCATTGACCCTGATACGGCTCTTGAAGAAATTGTAGATGTAAGTAACTACGCATCAGGTAACACACTTACCATTTCTAGAGGCATAGATAGTCCAACTCCTGGTACTGGTGTAGCGCACTCTGCTGGTGCATTTGTCCGACATATGGTTATTGGTCGTGATTTGCAAGAATCTAATGACCACATTGAAGCAACTACTGGACACGGTGCAACAGGTGCTGTAGTTGGTACAACCAACACACAGACTTTAACTAACAAGACTTTAACTGCTCCAACCCTGACTACTCCAGCCCTAGGAACACCTGCATCTGGTGTTCTAACCAATGCAACTGGATTACCACTAACAACAGGTGTAACTGGCACACTGCCAGTAGCCAATGGTGGTACTGGTATTACTTCACTTGGTACTGGAGTTGCTACATTCCTTGGAACTCCATCTAGTGCAAACCTAGCAGCAGCCGTAACCGATGAAACAGGTACTGGTTCTTTGGTACTTGCTACTAGCCCAACTCTGGTTACACCCGTTCTTGGTGTAGCAACAGCAACTAGCATCAACGGAACAACAATTCCATCAAGTGCTACTTTGGTAAAAACCAGCGATACTGGCACAGTAACTAGCACAATGATTTTAGATGGTACAATTCTTAATGCTGATATTAATTCAGCAGCAGCCATTGACAAAACAAAAATTTCAGGAACCGCTATTACTGCTGGAGATACTGGAACCGTTACTTCAACAATGTTACTTGACGGGACTATTCTTAACGCAGATATTAATGCTTCTGCTGCTATTTCATATAGCAAGTTAAACCTTGCAGGAACTATTACATCTGCTGATATAGCAAATGGAACTATTGTTGCTGCAGATATTGCTGATGGTACTATTACTGCAGCCAAGTTAACTGCTGACCCATTTGCACGCGCTAATCATACTGGTACACAACTTGCTGCAACAGTTTCAAACTTTGATACACAAGTTCGTACATCTCGTTTAGACCAGATGGCTGCACCTACTGCATCAGTTGCTCTTAATGCTCAAAAGATTACAGGACTTGCTGACCCTACACTAGCACAGGATGCGGCTACAAAGGCATACACAGACTTACAGATAACTAACCTTATTGCAGCAGCACCTGGTGCTTTAGATACTCTTGATGAGTTGGCTGCAGCACTTGGTGATGATGCATCATTTGCTACTACTGTTACTAACAGCCTAGCAGCCAAGTTACCACTTGCAGGTGGAACTATGACTGGAGCCTTAACTCTTTCAGGTGCTCCTACAATTGGACTACACGCAGTAACTAAAACTTATGCAGATGCAATTAGTTCTGCCGTAGCAGCCGATGCTGCTACTGCTTCTGCTGCTGCCACTGCTGCTGCAGCCTCATATGATTCATTTGATGATAGATACTTAGGTGCATATGCAACTGCTCCTACACTAGATAATGATGGTAACTCTTTACTAACTGGTGCTCTTTACTTTAATAGCGTAACCGCTGTTATGCAAGTATGGTCTGGTTCTGCTTGGGGTAATATTACTTCAGGTGTTACTGCACTTCGTTGGAGTAAAACTGCAGCAGGTGGTGAGACTACACTTAATGGCACAGATGATAATTCAGTAACTCTTGCCTACACAGTAGGTTATGAGCAAGTATATCTTAACGGTGTATTTTTATCACGAGGTGGAGATTACACAGCCACTACTGGTTCAAGTATTACTGGTCTTACTGCTTTAACTGCAAGTGATATAGTAGAAGTAATAGCCTTTACTCCACTTGCAATAGCCAATGCATTAACAGTAACTACAATAGATGCTAAAGGTGATTTACTTGTAGGTACTGCTGCTGACACAGTAGGTAGACTCCCAGTAGGAAGTGCTAGTCAATATTTAATTGTTGATAGCGCAGAAACTACTGGACTTAAGTGGGCAACACTTCCAGTATCTACTCTTGACTTAACTATCAATGCACAGACTGGAACTAGTTATACATTAGTATCTGGAGATAAAAATAAACTTGTTACCTTATCAAATGCTGGAGCAATAACACTTACCTTACCGCCTTCAGTCTTTACGGCGGGGCAGCAAATACATATTGCTAGAATGGGTGCAGGTGCATTAGCACTAGCACAAGGTTCTGGAGTAACTATTGTATCTACTGGTGCTACCTCTTCAGCCCCAACACTTAGGGCGCAATATTCAACAGGTACAATTATTTGTACTGCATCTAATACCTTCCTAGTAATTGGAGATATAGCCTAATGACTCGTTCTAGAACCAATGCGGATAACGCTTTAGCAGATATAACTGGAGTAACAGCCAGCACAGGTCTGTCTGGCACAGCCACAAGTGGCACTGCTACATTGAGTATTGACTCAACAGTGGCAACACTTACTGGTACACAGACGCTGACTAACAAAACAATTGATACTGCAAGTAATACAATTACTGGAGCGGTTACATTAACTGGTACTCAAACACTAACTAACAAAACTTTAACTACACCAGTAATAACTAATCCTAAGATTACTCTTACATACGCGGCTAAAACTGCTGCATATACTGCTGTTTCAGGAGATGAGGGTGGTGTGTTCTCAATGAACAACGCTTCTTCAATTCAATTTAATATTCCAACAGATGCTACTTTTAACTTTGCTGTTGGCACACAATTCAATGTGTTTTGGCTAACTGGTGCAGGTCAACCAACGATAGGCGCGGTAACTCCAGGAACAACTACTGTTATTTCAACAGGTGCTACAAGTGCTACACCTAAACTTCGCGTGGCTAACTCAATGGCAACTTGCTTAAAAATTGCTGCAAACAACTGGATAGTTATAGGAGATATAGCATAATGCCAATTCTAGGAGTATTAGCATCAGCAATTACAGGAAACTTAGGATTATCTGTTGACTACCTTGTTGTTGCAGGTGGTGGCGGTGGTGGTAGAAATAACAACGGTAGTCAAGGTGGTTCTGGCGGTGGTGGTGCTGGTGGACTTCGTTCAACTGTAACCGCAACTGGCGGTGGAGGTAGTTTAGAATCTGCTTTATCTCTTGCATTAAATACTTCTTATACAGTCACAGTTGGCGCTGGAGGAGCGGCTGGTGCATCTACAAATAATGGTGCTAATGGTTCTAACTCCGTATTTTCTACAATCACTTCAACAGGTGGCGGTGGTGGTGCTTGTGAAGGTGGCACTCCTGGTACTGGCGGTTCAGGTGGTGGCGGTGGGCCAACAGGTAATACCGCAGGCGGAACTGGAACTGCAAATCAAGGTTTTGCAGGTGGACAGGCTGGTGGTGGCGGTTATTCCGCGTCAGGCGGTGGTGGTGCTGGTGCGGTTGGTAACAGAACAACTGGACTTAGCACCTATGGCAACGGCGGTGCGGGTGGTGCTGGTGTTGCAACATCTATTACTGGTTCATCAGTAACTTATGCTGGTGGCGGTGGTGGTGGTGGTTACGGAGATAGCGGCGGTGGAAGCGCTAACACAGGCGGCGCAGGTGGTAGTGGTGGTGGTGGCAACGGTGCAAAAAACTCTAATGCGACTGCAGGAACTGTAAACACAGGCGGTGGTGGTGGTGGTATGGGTACGCAAACTCCTACTGTATATGAACCAGCAGCAGGTGGTTCAGGTATTGTTATAGCCCGTTACTCAGGCACTACACAAAAAGCATGGGGTGGAACTGTAACCACATCAGGTGGAAATACAATCCACACATTTAATTCATCAGGAACTTTTTATACTTATTCTGCCAAAGCAACAGGTGGAACTATTGTATTTGATGGAACTTATTTTTATCATACATTTACATCTGATGGAACATTTGCGCCAACTGCAAACTTAACCGCTGACTACTTAATTGTTGCAGGCGGTGGCTGTGGTGGAGGTCAGATAGGTGGCGGTGGTGGTGCAGGTGGTTTGCGATATTTCTCTGCACAATCTTTTACATCTGGAACTACATATAATGCAGTAGTTGGTGCTGGTGGTGCTGGAATTAACCTCACAGGAACAGAACCAAATAATGGAACTAATTCATCTTTTGCAGGTAATAGTGCAACAGGTGGCGGTGGTGGTGGAGGTAACGGAGGAACTTGGAAGGCTGGTAAAACTGGTGGTTCAGGTGGTGGTGCTGGTGAAGATGGAACAGGCTCAGCAGGTAACGCTGGCTCATATTCTCCAGTAGAAGGTTACGCTGGTGGTGGAGCAAACAACAATGCAAACTACGGCTCTGGTGGTGGTGGCGGTGCGGGCGGCGTAGGTTCAGCAGGAACAACAAGTGTTGGTGGCAACGGTGGAGTTGGTGTAAATACTTATTCTGCTATTGCAAGCGCAACTGGAACTGGTGTAAGTGGTTATTACGCAGGTGGCGGTGGAGGTTCTATTCTTCAGGCATCTGGTAATGGTTCAGGTGGTTCAGGAGGCGGCGGCCGCGGCGGTTGCTTTGAAGATGTTGTTCAACCACTATCAGGAACTGCTAACACAGGTGGCGGTGGCGGTGGTCAAGCATCAAATAGCAGTTCCTTTAAGTCTGGTGCTGGTGGTTCTGGTATTGTTATAGTTCGTTATGCAGTCTAACTAAGGGGATAAAATGACAAAAGATAATGTAACAAAAATTAAAGAAACAAAGTCAACACAATGTTTTTCATATGAGGTTAATATGTTAGTACATATTATTGCAGATAATGAAGAAACTGCTAAATCTCAACTTGATGAAAAAGGCGGCATTGTTACTAAGCGTGACGTTAAGTTAGTAAACACAGTAACACTTTATGGTGAAGATAAGGATAAAAAGTAATGGCACATTGGGCTAAAATAGAAGATGGTATTGTAACTCAGGTTAATGTAGTTGAAGATGACTTTCTTCAAGCAAATCCTGACCGCTATACAGGCACTTGGATTAAAACTTCATATAACACATACGGTGGAGTTCACTCTTTAGGTGGTACTCCATTAAATAAAAACTATGCAGGTATTGGGTACTCTTGGGATGGCACAGGTTTTGCAGCGCCACAGCCATATCCATCTTGGACATTAGATGCTGATACTTATGTATGGCAAGCACCTAATCCCGTGCCTACAGATGGTAAGTTATACTCATGGGATGAACCAACCTTATCTTGGGTTGAAGTAGAAGTAACAGCGTAATTTAATTTTCTAACTAAGGAGCAACGTGGCAACAAAAGATATAACCGAAGGTAGAGGCTCCTCGACCGCCAACGTTGGTCTTGCCATCGCCGTTGACTTAGGTATAGTTTCATCTAGTTCTACTTGGCAAAACACTAATGAAGCATATGATGTAGCCATTGGTGGCTTACCATTTTTCTATGCCATCAGTGATGCTCGTCCATACATCCGTCAAACTGCACCATTTCGTAAAGAACAATCAGACATTGGCGCAGAACCAGGTGAGCAATCGCTTACTGGTTTCTGGCTAAGAAGTCAGTCTTCTTTTCATAATGGCACAGGCATTAAGTTCTATGACCCATCTGCAGGTGAGGTGGTCAACCACCGCTTTGCCGACTCAGACAATGTAGATGTGTGGACTAAGGGACAGGTTACTCTGCTCAAAGAGACAGCCAATATGACTGGTGTTACTACTGGTGTATATAAACTTATTTCTGTAGTAGATGGCTCAACCGATAAGATTGTTGCCTGGACACCAGCAAATACAACTATCAAAAACTATACTCCTACTGGTACTGCTGTTACATACAGCCACGTAGTTACTGCTGGTTTAGATACTGCTACTCTTGCTATTGCAACTGATGGCGCACACTTATTTGTAGCAGACAATGACCACATTTATTCAGGTGAGATTGCAGTACCTGCATCTGGCTACTCGGAATACTATGCAACTGGTAGTGAAAGAGTAGTAATGGCTTGGGTTAAGCAACGTCTTGTTGCTGGCGTGGGTGCTGGTATTTATGAACTGACTGGTACTAAAGGCACATCACGTGCCTTGCCTACAGCAACATATACACATCCTAATGCTGACTGGACTTGGTCATCTATCTCTGAAGGTGGCTCTGCTATCTATGCTGCTGGTTACCTTGGTGGTAACTCTGCTATCTATAAGTTTGTTCTATCTACTGCTGGTGTTATGCCTACCCTAACATCAGGTATTATAGCAGCACAACTGCCTATTGGCGAGATAGTTTATAAGATTGAGTCATACCTTGGTTACCTGATGATAGGTACTAATAAGGGTATGCGTGTGGCTAGCATCTCAGATACAACTGGTGACTTGTCATACGGTCCACTTATATTTGAAGATACCAATGGTGTCTATGATTTTGCATTCCGCGACAAGTATGTCTGGGCTACAGGTACAATTGGTACATCCCCTGGACTATATCGCATTGACTTGGGTGCAGAGATTGAATCCTTACGCTTTGCTTATGCTAAAGATACCTACCTCAGTACCGCTACTGGATACGCAACTAGCGTAGACTTTATAGGTAACACCAACCAATTAGCCTTTACTACATCAGGCAGCAACGGCATAGCCGTTCAATCAACCACGGTTTTAGCAGCAACTGGCTCTATAACTACAGGTAAGATTAGATTTTCTACATTAGAACCTAAAAATTACAAGCGTCTTGTTGCCCGTGGAACATTTTCACTCGGTGAGTTTACACTATCTTCTCTTGCTACAACTCCAAGTGGCGCAGATACTCAATATGACCACATAGGTTATAACTCTGATGTAGACCCAGTAGAAGTAACAACATCTCAACCTGAAGATGCTCAAGAATTTCTTGCATATAAATTTACATTTGACCGCGAAGCAACAGATACAACTGCAGGTCCTACCTTTAAGGGATACCAAGCCAAGGCCACTATTGCTTCCCCACGTAATAGAGTTATTAAATTTCCTGTTTACTGTTTTGATGTTGAAACAGATAGGTTTAATACTGTAGTTGGGTTTGAAGGTAGAGCCTTTGAGCGCATCCAACTGCTAGAAGAAATTGAAAAGACAGGCGATGTTCTGACTTGGCAAGACTTGACAACAGGAGAATCACGACAAGCAGTAATTGAACAAGTTACATTCACCCGTATGACACCGCCCGATAAACGCTTTGATGGTTTTGGTGGCATCATAGATATAATTATAAGGACAGTATAATGGAATTTAAAGACTATTTGACCATAACAGTTGCCGTTATAGCAATTTTCTCAGCAATTGGCGGTGGTATCAGATGGATGGTTAAACATTATCTTAATGAACTTAAACCTAATGGTGGCAGTTCGATGAAGGATTCTATGGCTCGCATGGAATCACGCATTGACGACCTATATAAATTGATTGCGGAGAAATCATGAATAAGGCAACACCTGCGGCTATTGCTGTTCTGCGTCAAGCAACTGCGTTAAAACCCAATCGCAAGAAGGCTAGCGATGGATTGTTGCCGTCAGCGGCTCATTTAAAGCAGAGTCCAACATCTGACCACAATACAGGGTATGCTGTAGACTTAACCCATGACCCAGTTAATGGGATTGATTGCAAGATAATTTTTGAGAAGTTAAAAGAAGACAAACGAGTTAAATACCTTATTTTTCAAGGCAAGATTTGGGCTAAAGACAAAGCCAAGTTAGGCAATAGAGCCTACGTTGGAGTCAATGCCCATAATAAACACCTTCATATTTCTATTGAGCCTACTATGGGAAATGATACTTCCCCTTGGTTCTGGTGGCTAAATGCCCCTAAACCCATCAATCAGATTGTCGCATCTCTAACCACTTTACCAGCCAAAAAGGCTTACAAAACCGAAGTTTGCACCTGCTGTAAGTTACACGGGGCAAAGTCCTAATCCTATAGGAGGATACAATGGAACAATTCAAACAACTAGCACTATCTTGGTTTCGTGCTGCGGCTGCTGCTGTAGTGGCTATCTATATGACTGGCGAGACGAATCCAAAGACTCTTGCTGCTGCCGCACTTGCTGGTGTGGCTGGTCCAGTCCTTAAATGGCTTGACCCATCTGCTACCGAATTCGGTCGCGGTTCAGAATAACCTTATCCTAGGGGCCTAGAAGGCCCATAGAGACAAGAAACCCCCTTACCCTAGGTATTCCCTAAGGCGAGGGGGTCTTTTGTTGTTTCTAGAGGTTAATCTTCGTCGTCAAACTCGTAATCTTCTAACTTGTCCCATAGAATATCTATATTTTTGCGATGTTTTCGGTGTTGCCACTCATCCAATAGTGTGGTTGCAAGGTTGACAGTAAACATACCTAAAGATGCTCCCAAGAACACAGCCCAAAATGTATTTGACATAGTACTCCTTCGATATTATAATAATATATTATTATATATACAAACGCCTAAGCGTTTGTTTTATATATAATTTCTTACAAAATTAATTATACACAGACAATCCCAATCTGTCAAATACTTATAACTATTTGACTCAAGACCCAATTGTCAGTTATACTCCAATTATGTCAATTGAACTCGAAGAATATACCTTACCTGAGCATATGTCCTATTCGGCATTCTCAACATACCTAACCTGCGGTTACCAGTACTATCTTGGTAGACTGCTTAACAAACAAGAAGAGCCATCCGTGTGGTCCGTTGGAGGCTCAGCCTTCCACCTTGCCTGTGAAAACTATGACAAGGAGACCCTATGATGCAAGACCCAGCAGTACAACTGTGGCAACAGGCGTGGGATGCGTCTAAGGGAGACATTGACCTAGCCAATGCTCGTGTTGGTGGTCGTGCTACTAAGGCCAATCCTAATAAAGAAGACCAAACATTCTGGCAATCAGCGGGACCCAAGTGGGTTGAAGGCTATATCGCTTGGCGTGAACTTAATAGGAACTGGAAAATCTGGGTAGCGCCAGATGGCAATCCAGCAATTGAACTTGCCCTGACCCCTGTTGTGGCTGGCGTTCCAGTCAAAATGATTATTGACCGCGTATTTGAGGTAGATGGTCAATTGGTTATCTGCGACCTTAAAACATCTCAGCAGACTCCGTCTAGTACGCTCCAACTTGGCTTCTATAAACTCGGGCTTGAACAGACCTTTGGAATAGAAATCAAGTGGGGCAACTACTATATGGCTCGCGGAAACAGCACGTCAGAGATGGTAGACCTGTCTGGATACACTTATGACAAGATGGAATACCTGATAAAACAATTTGACATGGCACGCAAGACGGGTGTATTCTTACCCAACACAAACAACTGTCAGTACATGTGTGGACTCACGCAGTATTGTCAGTTCTCTACGAAGAAGGACAAATAAATGGCCGAAGAATGGAAACTACAGGTCAACTACAAGTTGGCCACAGGCGACCTTATCAACATCCGTGCTAACAGCGCAGATGAACTAAGTGTTCTGCTTGAAGGTATTGGCGATTACGCAACTCAGATTCATGCAACACAACGACTATTGTCTAAGGCGGCTACCCTAGCCCCCCTGTCGATTACCGATTCCACTACAAGCACAACGCCTCCACCTTACTCAACACCGCCCCAGGCTCAGGCTCCATCTGCTATGGCAGCGGCTCCAGTACAGGGTGGACCAACGTGTCAGCACGGCCCTCGCAAATACAAGTCGGGAATCTCCAGCAAGACGGGAAACCCATACGCGATGTGGGTGTGTCCGATGCCTCAGGGCGCGGACCAATGCAAGCCAGTCAACTAAAACAAGAACTATTTCCATTTTAATCAACTAGAAAGGGAGTCCAATGAGAACCTTAGTTCGTTCAGTCGGCAAGGCCTCCATTGGTGGGGAACCCCTTCCTAGTTGTTTTAAAGCCTTTGAAGCGAACAAGATTATTATTAGGCGTTCAGAAGTTTCTATGTTTGCAGGTGCTCCAGGTGCGGGTAAATCAACACTCGCCCTGGCTCTTGCGCTTAAAACCAATGTGCCAACATTGTATATCTCAGCAGATACCAATGCACACACAATGGCTATGCGTCTTGCATCTATGATTTCAGGGAAGAGTCAGTCAGATGTAGAGCAGAAACTTAATACTGATGTTGGATGGACGAAAGCAATCCTCCAAAAAGGAAGCCACATAGTTTGGTCGTTTGAATCAGCACCAACATTACAAGACATCGATGAGGAAGTCGAGGCATTTGAGGAGTTGTGGGGCTGTCCCCCAACTCTTATTATTCTCGACAACCTTATGGATGTAGCCACAGATGGTGGCGAAGAGTTCGCATCTATGCGAGCAATCATGAAGGAGTTAAAGTATCTTGCTAGGGCAACGAATGCAGCAATTGTGGTTCTACATCATACTTCGGAAGCAGTTCTTGGGAATCCTTGTCAACCAAGAAGCGCCATCCAGGGTAAAGTTTCTCAACTCCCTGCGCTTATATGTACACTCGGCACGGTTGGCACATCGCTGGGCGTGGCATCAGTCAAGAATCGCTACGGAAGAGCCGACCAAAACGGGTCGCTCATGACGTGGCTTGCATTTAATCCAGAATATATGTACGTAGAAGATATTCCAGAGAACGCATGACGACTCGCAAATCCCATAAGGCAAGAGGAGCATCTTTTGAAACTGATATTAAAGATTGGTTCCGCGCTCGCGGGTACGACGCTGAGCGTCTTGCTCGTGCTGGTGCTAAAGACGAAGGCGACGTTGTTGTTAAGACGGATTTTTTGGGGAGCATCGGCATCATCGAGTGTAAAGCGCCAGGCGCAAGTGGCAAGATTACTCTCCCAGGTTGGACGAGAGAAGCGCAAGTAGAAGCAGACCATTATGCGGAAGCACGTAACATTGATAGAGATACAATACTACCCTCAGTTATTATTAAAGCAAGAGGCAAGTCCATTGACGATGCCTATCTAGTATTAAGGTTGGGCGATGTTTTTGGTGGATGACCTACCCGATATTGTAGCGGTACTACAGCACTACGGTGCTACGGTACGGCGCACTAGCGGCCAAGTGAATGTGAAGTGTCCATTCCATAACGACTCTCACGCTAGTGCAAGTTTCAATACGAGAGAGAATATATTTAACTGTTTTGCGTGTGGTATGCAAGGCAATAGCATTCAAATAATTGCGAAGCAAGAAAGGTGTGATATACGTGAAGCAAAGTCTATCGCAGAAGGAATTACTGGGGAGAGCAGCAACCAAGTACGCGGGAAATATTCATCTGGCCGAAGATTACCTAGCAAGTCGGGGAATAACTCGGGAAGTAGCGCGGTTGGCTCGATTCGGCGTAGTAGAGGAGCCTGAGGTTGGACAAGAAGCGTTCATCGGTCGTCTCTCGATTCCTTACATTACTAAAACTGGTATTGTTGATTTGCGGTTTAGGTCACTTAATCCAGCGGTGGAACCGAAGTACATGGGAATGACTGGCGCTGAA